ATCTGGGGGTTATCCTTACCTACTCCTGCTTGTATGTCATTAGGTTGAAAACCTGTTTGAGCATTATTCTTACTCTCTGATGTTAAGACTTCATTGATAAGACTTGCAGGTTTATTAAAGGTTATTTTTATCCCTAGTTGATTCCATAGATCTTTCTCTAGATCTATAACTTCTCTAGTATAAACCTGCTCATAAGTTGTGTAGGCTATCTTACTTGAGGATTCTGTGAATTCTTCTGAGCCTCCAAGTATAACCTTAGGAACTCCTAGAGCTTGATAAAAGAAGTTCTCAAGGTACCGAATCCATTCAAGGTGTTCTGTAGTGGGTGGGGAAAAGTCTTGAACTTTTCCAGTACCTTTAGGAACTAATATTACACTTCCATCCTTGATTCCAGACTTCCAGTCCTTCTTTAAGTTATCTAATCTTGAAGTGTCATCTTCATCAACTTCTATAATTCTAATAGTGGATCTATGTAAGTTCTTTCTCTTATCTTCCATAGCTTCTTTTCTAGCATCTATGACCCACTGAACAGATTCAGTGATAGATAAACCATGAATTTCTTCACCTATCCTATCATTAACTAGGTGAAGAATCTTATGGGGGGGATACTTCTTTACCTTCCCTTTCTTCCTCTGTTCATATCTTATAATAATTCCCTTCTTGTTTGTAACAATTCTTAATGTGCCTAAGGGTTTAAGATTGATAACACTACCATCATCGGGGTTTCTTATAACCTCAGCAAATGAATCTCCCATCACTTTCTTCATCACAAGAAGATTCCATAGAATAGAACCTAGAGAGTCCTCTCCCCATCCTCTAAGGAAGTCTAACTCTACCTTTGATTTATCATCCTGAGCAGTCCACCCCTTACCTAAGACCCAAGTAGCAAAGGCTTGTATAGCTGTTCTGAACTCAGGGATTTGTTGGAAATATCCTAGATATATTTCAAAATTATTATTATCATAGAAATTCTCATTTTGATCTTGAGCTTCATCTGGAGTCACTGAAGTTATCTGAAACTCTCCAGTATCTGTTGAAAGGTCTACTGTTGATGTTGCTGTTATATCTGTTGCTGGCATTTTAATCTGTCCTGAATGGTAAATCTAATAATAAATCTGTTGATCCGTTATGTGCGAATGTTGCTTCTGCTTGGAAATCATCTGATTCCTTTATTCCTGCAGATAATACTAATCTTATTTTATCTCCTGCATTTAAGGGTGTAGTTGTTAAAGGAATTTGTAAACGTACTACTGAATTATTAAGAAATCCAACAGCAGAACCTAGGGAAGTTGCAGTAGTGTCTCTAACATGAAATATCTCTGCTGAAGGTTCATGCATATCGGCACCACTAGTAATAGTAGAGGTAACTATAGCTGTACCCTTAAGAATTGCTGTTTTATTAAATATTCCTTCAAAACTTAAATCTGCTGACAAATTATCAACACTTGTAGAGGTTGCTTCTTTTTTTATATTTGTTGTATCAAAAAGAGAATCAAAAGATTTAGTGGATAAAGTATAAGGATTTGTTGTTGATTCAAGAATTTCAAACATTAAGGTAGCTCCCACATCTTCTACCCAAGAACCTACATTACCTACATAATGCTTACCACCTGTATAACTTCCTGAACTATCAACTCTAAACTTTGTAGTTGTTGATCCAGTATATCTATACACAACTATAGCATACATTGTTCCTGCTTGTAATTGAGTATTATCAAATTCATGTGTATCAGTAATATTCCATTCCACCCAAGTATCATCACTAGCCCCTAAAGACCTAATTCCGTCAGAGCCTTCATTACTCCACTTTATGGTCCCATTAGGTTCTCCAGATGTTACTTCATGTATTTCTACTTTTATATCTGCCAGTGTTCCTGTATCACGTAAAAGGCGAACTTTAGTTATCCAAAAATTCTCATCTGTCCCAGTATTTCCTATAGTAAAAGTCTGGGCTGCTCTTGTAGAATCAACATTTATGTCAGAATCATCTCCAGTTAAATAAGATTCATATGTTTCTTCTTTAGGCATAAGAACTCCACCATAGAAAGTCACATAACCGTTGCCTGTTAAAAACTCTACAAAGTCAAAGCTAGTAACACTTGCAGGGCTTTTCCTAAATTTCTGTTTGAGTACCATTATATAGCAGACCTCAAAGTATTAGCTTTAAAATCTTTGAGTATTCTCAATCCATCATTAACCACGTCGTCAAGGTAATCTAAAAGAGTCTCTGCCTCTCTCGAATTAAAGTAACCAGAAGTATCCCAAGTTATAATTTTCATGGCAACTATTGCAGAACCTACTTCTTGTAAAAGCCCTTTAGTGCCAGTATCTAAGCTCGCAAAATCATCGACCCAAGTTCTTCTAGTCTCTGCTTCTATCCTACCTTCTGCTTGATCTGACCAGAGGGTTAATTGGGTAGAATCAGCAACAATAGTAGCATTAGCTCCTTTTCCTGCAGCTTTTATTGCATTTGCTTGTGTAAAGAGTGTATTAGACATGTTAAATGTAATCAAAGAAGGAATTTAAATGTTTCTGATTTGCAAGCCAAACGGCCCTAACCAATCCTTCAACAATGTGTGTATATTTTCCAAATATTCTTATCTTTGTTGGCTGACCCTCTTTCATTACATATTCATACTGCACTGACTTTAATGAGAGTCTAACTTCATCATCGTCGAGAAGTTGGATCTTGTTTTTCTCCATTAAAGCTAAAAGATTAAAATACATATCTTCTTTAAGGATTCCCCTCTTTCTCTCACCTAGATGATCTAAAGTAATCTGAAGATTATTTAAAGCTATAATTTTCTTTTTAATTATTGGTTCTCTTAATAGAAAATCCAGAATACTAACTCCTAAAGAACCAGAACCTGCATCAATCCCAATCTTCTTAAAATTCCATTGTCTATCTAATTCTTTTATCTTATCAAAAGACCATGTCGTAAGTTTGAACTTTTGGAAGATATTCTCTACATGAATCATCATGTCTTTGTTTAGTTTATTTATAATTTCAAAGGTTATCTCATCTCCCCCAAGTCTAGCAAGATCACAACCAAGAAAGAAGGCCCCATGCCTTTGTATGTTTCTCTTAGCCTTGCATATCTTGAAGATTATCTCATCACTAAAGAGTTGCCTTAAATCATCTATGAATTTGCCTAAATACTCCTGCGCATATTCTAATTGTGACATATCCTTTTTTTCATCATCTAAGAATTCTAAAGCCGCCTCTCTCTGTTCCTTAGTCCAACTTTCACTGATACGTCTATTTTTAATAACTTCTTCGCTTGAAACATGAAACACTTTAAACCTGTTATTTTTATTCTTAAAACATTCATAAAAATAACCTTGCTTTCCGTAGGGAGTTGAACACATCCAAATCTCCCCCGCTGTAGTTAGTAAAGTAGGCTTAGAGGCAGTCCACATTGTTTCTGGCATCCTACTAGCCTCATCAGGAATCAAAACATCACCTGTAAAACCCCTAATAGCATCTCCAGTGTTCCCAACAGGTCTAGCAAGCACTTTTGAACCGTTTGTTAAGGTAATTGATGATTTAGTAGGCGCTTTTCGCTTTTTGGCTATCTTCTTCTTATGAAACCTTTCTAAATGAGTTAAAATCATCACAATTATTAAATGTGCTTGATCTTCAGTTAAAGAAGCAACAATAATCCGACATTTTGGCTGAGAGACCATTCTTTCTGCTGCTTTTATAGCAAATATAGTAGTTTTCCCTACTTGTCTGCCTGTACATAGTAATATATTGCCCTTAGCATCTAGAATATCTTGTTGCCATTTATCAAGTTGAATATGAATAGTCATAATTTTAGAAGATATGTATATTTATATATTTTTTGGAAAATTTGTCAGCTGGGTTCGGCACAGTCACTATTGCTCAGTAACAACTCTCGCTTACATGATGTTAAACTAAAAGTTATTCGGTGTACCGAATAACTATATAGACCTACACACTCTATCCTTCGGGGGGTGAATTCATAGATCCCCAGGGTGAATTCATAGATCCCCAGGGTGAATTCATAGATCCCCAATCCCTCGAGGGATTGGCTTGGGTCTCGAGACCCAAGGGATCTATGAAGAGGGGGGAGAAGGAGAGAGCTCACTGTTTACTTTGTAAGATGTATAAATAAAGCTAGGTAACATTAAAGAAAGGGATACGGACTCAAAATGCACAGCATTTTGAGGATCTTCAGTTATTTAAATGTTACTAAACTGGTATTCTTACAAAGTAAAGCATCAATAACCACAATATATATAAACCCCAATATATTCATATAAACACTTAATTCTAAATGAGAAAGCTTTCCCTAGAGGTAAGAGGGAAAGATAGTTATATATATATATATATCATT